AGTATAAAATCTCTCTTGTGAATTTATCTTCCCCAAGATCTACTACGTCTGCTTTTAAATGATCGTTGCTACCCCAATAAGTACGCCAGTCACTTTCTTTAGTACCACGTCTTTTATTCTTTTTGCCTTTTAAGGGAGGTTTGGTTGTTTTAAATTTAGCAAGTTTCTTACCCACATACTTCATACCATTTTCATTATTGGTAATCAGATATACAAATGCTTCGCAGTCTTCTGGTAATTCAGTAACTTCTTTATTTTTATATTGCCACATTATAAGTATTCGTTATCTTCGGCATCGCTACCATTTTTTGCTTTATTAAATTGCGTTAAAACATCTATAAAAAGTTTTCTTTCTTCGTAAGATAGATTCCATGCTTCTGAATAAGATAAGGTACCCTCACCATAAACAACCATTTCCATAATGTTTTTATAAAGTGCCGATCTGTCTGTTTTTAACTTCTCTAGATACTGAATGATTTCTTCAGATTCGGCGTTTGCTAGGAAGCCGTGAAAAAATTTACAGGGTCTAACGTAACTCTTTGTTCAGTGACATTATCACATTCTTCGCAATGAAATTTTACATCTCTATTAATGCCTCTAGAAGAAATCTTAGAACTTTGCTCTTCAATCTGTGTGCCTATAGATGCTTCACAATTATTTAAAAATTCTAAAATCTGATCTCTGTCACTTACTTCTAAAACTTCATCTTCATCTACTGCAATAATTTTTTCAATACTGTCTGCTATTAAATTAAAATTTAGCAATGCAATTTTATTAAAGTTATCATTAAAAATTTTAAGTTTATCTAAATCGTCTGGTAAGTCTGCTATACCTTGTAAACTTCTAGTAGTTTGAAAATTAATTAATCCTGCCTCTATAGTTGCTTTATAAGGTACGGGCCTTAGAACAACTTTTAGACCTTCCCATTCTAAAGTACTAGATTCCTTTAAAGGTTCTATTTGATCTAATGCATCTTGTATGCTAGTAGTTCCTGTTAGCTCTTGATCTTCGCAAGTAGTACATTTAGTACTTACTTCCATTTCATCACCGTAGGTAGCAGATTGTATACCCATTAATATAGCATCTACATCTATATTCATTAATTCACCTGGTTCTAATACACTAGGTACGCAACTTTTAATAACCTGTAATACTGCTTCTCCGTTTAATAAAGCATCTGGATTCTTCATTAATATCTCATCCTTTGCAGTCATAGGAAAAATAGCGATTTCGTTGGAATCTGGCATGTCCAAATTCTCCTTGGTATTGAACAAACCTCCACTAGGTAATTTCATATACAACTTTGGTTGCCTGAAATGTGCGGCTAATGGATTTGTTTTATTCGTCATAATTAAAACTCCTGTTAATTCTTTTGATAAATACTACTATGAGTTTATCTTATGATATATTTATCATAGTTAAAACAGCATATAATGGAATTTTAGTAGATGGATGTAATTAATTTAGACAACGGACAAACGGTATTACCAGATTGGGCTAAGGAAACTACCATGAAAAAAATGGCTAGTGATATGTCTAAGTTGTCAGGTACTATAAAATCAGAAAACGAAAAATTAATTAAAGCCATCACAGGTGGTAAAGGTTCTAACTCTCAGGCCAATCAGGCATCTAGTAATACAAAAGATGCCGAAGATTCACAAAAGAAGCAAACTCAAGAAATTAAAAAGACAACTAAAGAGTATTCTAAAATTAGAGGTGTTAGTGTTGGAATGGGTGCGGCTATAGGCGGTGCTGTTGGGGGTCTAGTAAAAGGTGCAGGTGCATTAACAGGTGCTTTGGTGGCCTTATCTGCAGGTACTATGTTTAATTTTGTAAGTTCTTTGAATAGGCTAACAGACGTAGGATTAAATCAAGCAGACGAATTTTTGAAAACAAATTATCAATTAAGAGCATTAGGCATGAGTCTAGATGAGGCTACTAGTTTTGCCCTTACTTCTGCAGGTGCTATGCAAAATTTAGGCGGAGAGGCAGTAAATGATTTACTATTGCAATTCGATAAATTATCAGCATCAGGTTCAAAATTAGGTTTAACCTTAGAGGATAATATAGGTATATTTCAAGAACAATTAAACCTCAGAACTAGATTAGGTAATTTAGGACGGTTAGAAGAATCACAAAGAGAAAAACTAGTAAAACAAACACAAAGTCTAGTGGAAACACAAATAAAATATACTGGTGCTCTAGGTGAAAGTTTTGAAGTTATAAGAACATTTGCTATTAGTTTAATACAACAGTCAGGTGACTTCCAGTCCAGATTGCTATTAACAAGCGAATCAACCAGGCAGGAGATGATTAACGGTGCTCAGGAATTTGTTAGTATATTGAGAGCAACAGGAGGCTCATTAGGTGGTGAACTTGCAGGTGCGGCCTTAGAAGCGGCATCGTTTGGGGCAATAGGGTTCAGTGAATCTGCAAAAAGATTTATCACAGTACTTCCTAGTTTGTCAGGAAGTTTTAATAGTTTGATCTCAGACTTTAATAATGGTTTAATTGATGGTGAAGATGTTGCAAATCAGTTTACAACTACTATGGCTAACCTCACAGACATGGAAAAACGAAGAGTATTTGCTATTGCTAGAACAGGTGATCAACAAGCAATGGTCATAGCAAAGGGTATAATGCAATTTGAAAAGGCGTTTGATAAAATAACACAAGCCGGATTTTCTGATTCAGAAGCCGCCGAAATGCAACAAACACTTAATATACTTCGTGCTTCAGGTAATCAACTAGTACAAACTGTTATAGCAGTTAAAGATAAATTTGTAATGGGATTTTTAAATAGTTTATCAAAAAATATGGATGCATTTAATGATTCTTTTGCTGATTTCAAAGGTGGTATAACAACCTTAGCAAATACATTATTTGGTATAGATAAAGATGGTGAAGACACAAACGAATTTTTAGCAAAGAAATTACCACAGGCACTTTTAATAGCAACAGACAGAATTTATGCCTTTAATGCTAGGGTGCAAAAATTTTTAGAAGACAATGAAGGGAGTTCATTTACTGAAGTATTCCAAAAAATGCTTATGCCAGGTCTTACTATGATGTTCCAGACAGTTACGGATCATTTTATTGTATTCTTTAATCAATTGATGCACCGAGTTAAAAATTCTGTTAATCCATTTGGATACTACGACGAGGACAAATTCGAAAAATTCTTAGAAGAAGAAAAACAAAAAGATCTAGAAAGGCTTCACAACAAACGAATTTCAAGGGATCAAACAAATGTTCTAGGTGCACAGAATCAAGAAGTACAAAAATACTTAAATGAGAAAGACACATATTTTGCACAGAATAGTCAAAATGCTATCCCGTCAGATATGACACCTAGCGATTTAGCCAACACAGCTCTTTATCAAAATATGCCTAAGACTCCAGACGGATTTTTTACTTTTGCTACTACAGGACAAACTTACAATTTAGGTTCCAAAGATATTTCTAAAGAAGAAGAAAACCTATTGAGAAGTTTAAAATTATCCGGAAATCCTTTAAGATCATTAAACAATAGTCTTGATCCTAGAATGCAAGATCCTAGGCTCCAAGCACATATACCACAGCGAAATAAAGATATTAGCGACATGTATAAACAGATGTTGGACTCAGGTGCTAATATGCAATTCGATGCCGATAAAAGTGGAACACTTGAAGGCGAAGAAGTAAATGAACTTTTAAAGACACTTATTTTCCTAACAAGAAAGCAAAGTAAACTAATAGAAAAATCCGCTGAATAATAATATTCCTACCAATAAGTCACAAATCTAGTTGACAACTTCAGATAAATAGTGTAATATAACTAAAAGGATTCTTATATGAGTTGGAAAAAGTATTTTACATCAGTCGACAACAGCGGTTTACCACTGAATGTGACAGGCAACCAGTCTGAAACAGGTCCTGGTGCGGCTTCCAGCAGATACGCAAGTTGGTTACCTGAAGTATACGCAGGTTCCCCTAACAGATTAATGAGATATATGCAGTATGACCAAATGGATAACGATTTGGAAATAAATGCCGCTTTAGATACAGTTGCAGAATTCGGAACACAAGAAGATGAATATTCTGGTTTACCTTTTGAAATACAATATCATACAGATCCTACAGATACAGAAAGTGCTATTATAGGTAAAACTATAAAGCAATGGAGTAAACTAAACGATCTACATAAAAGAGTATTTGGTATATTTAGAAGTACTATTAAATACGGTGACCAATTCTTTATCAGAGATCCAGAAACATTTAAACTATATTGGTGTGATCCAGCAAACATAGAAAAAGTAATTGTAAATGAAAGTGAAGGAAAGAAAATTGAAACTTACTTTATAAAAAATTTAGAACCCTTATTTGAAGAATTAACAGCAACAAGTGTAGCAGGATTACATGCAAGACCATACGGAAGTGGACAAGGTCTTACTGGTGTAATGGCAGGCGTAAACAGTACAGCAAATGCATATGGTACTGGTGCAATAGACGGTGCAGACCAAGGTACTCCTGTAGATTCCAAACACATTGTTCACGTAAGTTTAACACAAGGTATGGACCATGCATGGCCATTTGGTGTTAGTATTTTAGAACCCATATTTAAGGTTTTCAAGCAAAAGGAATTGCTTGAAGACTCTATTATTATATACAGGGTACACAGAGCACCTGAAAGACGTGTGTTTATGATTGATGTTGGTAATATGCCACCTCACAAAGCAAGACAGTATTTAGAACAAGTAAAATATGAAGTACAGCAAAAACGTGTACCTAATAAGAAAGCAGACGGCAGTGGTGTTGTAGATGCGGCTTATAACCCAATGAGTATGTTGGAAGATTATTTCTTTGCTCAAACGGCAGACGGTAGAGGTAGTAAAGTAGACACATTACCAGGCGGTGAGAATTTAGGGCAAATAGATGACTTAAGATATTTTAATAACAAACTATTACGTGGTTTAAGAATACCTAGTTCTTACTTACCTACAGGGCCTGATGATGGTTCAGCGGTATACAATGACGGTAAAGTAGGTGTTGCTTATATACAGGAATATAGGTTTGCAAAATATGTAGAAAGGCTTCAAAGACAGATACAAGAAGACTTAGATAAAGAATTTAAGATGTTTTTAAAGCATCGTGGCATTGATATAGATAGTGCATTATTCAATATAGAATTCAATAAACCACTTAATTTTAGTACTTATAAAGACTTACAATTAGATACAGAACGTGCCCAATTATATAATGCAGTAGCAGGAGTTCCACACTTATCCAACCAATTTAAACTTAAAAAATATTTAGGATTAACAGAACAGGAAATGAAAGAAAACGAAGAACTCTGGAGATCTGAAAATGCTTATGTCAAATACGATACACAGGATGGTAAGTCTGCAGAATTAAGGAACTTAGGAATAAGACCTAATGACCCAATGGCAGTTGATCCTAATTTTGAGATTCCACAAGGAGATATTCCATTGGAAGATCCAATGGCCGGTGAAGAAGGCATAAATACTGATACAGGAGAACCAACACCACCAATAACACCAGGCGGAGCAGGTAGTTTATAATGAGATTAATAGAATTTTACAATCCAGAACTTGACGAATTTGTTAAAAGAAGTAAAGAGGACACAAGAAAGTCTAAACTTACTTTAGAAGAATTAGGCAAATTAAGAAAAGTAAGAGATCTTAAAAATAAAGAAAAAGACGAGCATGACAAGTTTGTTAAGGTTATGTATGCGGCTCCTTCAGGTGATGCAGGCGGTGGGCTAGTTTAAACTAGTTTTTAAGTAAATCACTTAAAACATTAAATATAAAGACATAAACTAGCGAATAGACCATTTTCGCATCAAAAACATCATTTTCACACCGTTTTCATACAAATAAACATACATCTTATAAGTACTTAACAGGGTAGATTGACTTTTATGTCATATCTATCATAAAAAATTTAATCGGAGAGACCACAATGTCAGAATCAAGAACACAATTAGAGAACATTCTTGAACTATTATTAGCCGAAGAAAACGATAAAGCGGAAGAAATGCTTCATGAGTATGTTGTTGCTAAAGCAAGAGCAGAATATGAAAAAGTTCTAGACGAAGACGTTTCCGAGGAAGAAACAGTTGAAGAATCTGAAGAATCAGAAGAAGAAGCAGTAGAAGAATCAGAGGAATCTGAGGAAGAGGCTGTTGAAGAAGCAGAAGAGTCAGAAGAAGAAGCAGTCGAAGAAGAAATTGAAGTTGATGAAGTAATTGATCAATCAAATGACTTTGCAGATGATATTTCAGCAGACGAAACAGGTACATTTGAAGACGAAGCAGAAGACGAGTTAGAGTTAGACGCTGAAGAAGAAGGTGAAGAACAAGACCTAGAAGATAAAGTTGATAACATCGAAGACGAGCTAGAAGACCTCAAAGCAGAATTTGAAAAATTATTAGCAGACGACGAAGAAGGCGACATGGAAGATGGCGAAGAAGCAGAATTAGATGCTATGCCAGATGAAATGGACCTAGAATCAGTTGAATATGACTTAGACGAAGAAGTTGCAGAAGAAGACGAAGTTGTTGAAGAAGCAACTAAGTTATCTGACAACGTTGCAGAACCTAAAGGCGGAAATGCAGATAACGAACATGGTATGAAAATGCCTGCTCCATCTAAAATCGCAGACGGTAAAACTAAAGCAGTAGTCCTAAAAGACGGCGGCGAAGGCAACAAAGGTGAGTCAGCGAAAGATCACACACCTACAGACAACATTAAAGTTGAACCTAAAAAGGCATAAGTCTTTTTAATTAGTAGGAGTTAAACAATGGCCAATAAACTATATGAATATCTAAGCCCAGAAGCATCTAATGTCCAGATAATGGAATCAAAAGATGGTAAAGACTTATATATGCAAGGTTTATTCATACAAGGCGATGTAAAAAACCAAAACGGTAGAGTATATCCCAAAGATGAAATTAAAAAGGCTGTTGATAGTGTAAAGGAACGTCTTGGAAAAGGCGAGACTGTGATGGGTGAGTTAGATCATCCTGAAGAACTACAAATAAATTTAGACCGTGTGAGCCACATAATTCAAGATATGACTTATGATGATTCAAACGGTTTGGGCAAACTTAAAATTATAGAAACACCGATGGGTAATATTGCAAGAGCATTATTAAAAGCAGGTGCTAAACTTGGTGTAAGCAGTAGAGGTAGTGGAAATGTCGACGGAAGTGGACAAGTAAGCGACTTTGATATTGTAACAGTGGACATTGTGGCACAGCCAAGTGCTCCTGACGCCTATCCTAAAACTATATATGAGAGTTTATTTAATATGCGAGGCGGTAGTCAA